AAATGGGATTGTCAGGAGCAAAAAGATTTAGTTGGATTTATTATTACTGGGTCTCCTTCTGCCCCAAAGAAAACTGCCAGCAAGTGGAAAACTGTAATTAGGCCAAATACACAAGATTATAAATTAAATTATATAGCAGACAATCTTGATAAGATTAAGCATTGGAAAATAGAACTTGGCGATTACGACAAAGTTAAAAATGAAAAAGCTACTTGGTTTGTCGATCCTCCATATTTTGTAAATGGAAAATATTATAAATACGGCAGCAAGTTAATAGATTATAGTTTTTTGGCAAATTGGTGCAAAGAAAGAAAAGGACAAGTTATAGCGTGTGAGTCAGATGGTGCAAGTTGGCTCCCATTTGTTCCTTTGTTAGAATCTAGAGGAAACAAAAAGATTTACAAGGAATATATTTGGATAAAAGAGGAATATTAATATGCAGTAGATAACTCCTATATTGGCTATTGGCGGTGTTTTAGTTGGAATATTGGCAACTATGTGATTTTATATGAATTAATAATTGATAATAACACATTTATAATCATTTACGAGTGTTGATTTTGATGAAAAAATAATAAATAAAATATGGATATTTCATTTAAAACTTGGTTTGAAATTAATACTGTTGGAACTAAATTTGTTGATGAAAGCAAAATTGATTCTATTTATGATAAAGCAAAAATTAGCGTTCAATTAGTTCAAATGTTTAACGAAAAACTTCTTTATAATATTAACACAATAATTCCATTACAATCTGGAGTTTATGGTCTTTATAATTCTGCAAAAAATCAAAAAGTAATTGATCAAAATGAAGCAGAAAAAATCAGATTAAAATTTGGCAAAGATGTAATTGAAAAAAATCAAATTGACATGATTCCAAATGTAGTTTTAAAACAAAAAATTCCAAATATTGATTTAAATAAAATACATCCTTCAGATACTATTGAAATTAATGTTTCTAGAATATTAAGAGAATTCGGAAACACTAAAAGAGCAGTAATTGAAATTGCTAGCACAATAGTTCATGAGGCAACTCACGAAAATGAATTACAAACAAAAGGTTCAACTAATGAAATTGGACCTAAAGCTGCTGAAATGCAATTTATGAATTGGGTCAAGGCAAATAAAACAACAATTGATAATATGTTGAAAGATTTGCCTGATTAAACAAAAGGATTCATTTCATTCCAAGAAACTCCATTGTTTGTTACAGATTTATCTAATGCACTTGAATCATTAAATGCAGTACTTTCAGAAGATGCTAAAAGTAATAGTTTAGTATTTGCAACTGGAGTTATTGGAGATGTTGGAGGAGTGAAGTTGCTTGTGTATAAAGCTGTTCCTTTTACAAAATGAAAATTTGTTATATGTCCAGTAAAATAATCTCCATCTGATGTACTTCCAATATATAATAAGTTTGTGTTATCTGTAATATCTTCAGAAGAAGGTGTTGAAAATGACAAGTCACCATCTTTAAAAATATATAAAGTACCACTTTCTCTGGTAATTGCACAATGAATCCATTGATTTAAATAGTTTGAAATACTAGTACCATATCCTTCACCACCAATCCAAGCATAGTAATTGTTTCCATCTTCTTCAATTGAAACACCAATTTGAGTATCTGGCCAAGGTTGAACGGCAAATATTCTTGGATAAGAACCACCATTTTCTTGATATTGAAACCATTCTACAGTAAAATCTCCTGTTCCAACTGCCCAATCATTACTTCCAGCTAATGTTATATTTGATGATCCATCAAAGTATAAACTGCCATAAGTTTGAACATCAGGATCACCATAATAAATTACTTCTAAATACCTTTGATCTTCTGGTACACTTAAATAAAGACCTTTGTATACATCAAAAGCCCTCTTACCATAAAGTGTAAACTCATCACCATTTTTTAAAGCATAATCTACACTAGGTATCCAAACTTCTTGGTTATTCAATTTAAAAATTGTATTCTCTAATGTATCTGGTAAGGCATTTTCAGTTAATGCCAAATAATTTATTGTTTTAACTCTAAATGTAATCTTTGGATATGGTGCTGACATAAAACCTCTTTAAAATAAGCCTTTTATTTATTTATTATTCTGCTATAAATTATTTAAATTAAAACAAAAAAGTCTCAGGTATTCCTGAGACTTTTTTAATATTACAATAAGAGTTTTTGCTCTTAATTTAAATTACACGATAAAGTTAGCAATGCTAAGGCGAGCATAGAACTTGCTTCCTTCACGCAAGAGTTTCTTGCCATAGCGGGTCAAAATACCACGCCTGGGGCAGAAGCTTTCAGGGTCCAAAACTGTTGGAGTTTGGGTCAAAGGAACATATGGACAGTAGAAATATCCAGAATCCATATAGCTGTCGCCTTTATAGCCCATCAACAACTGATTGGTTGGGAACAATGGGTCTTTGTACAATCTCCAACGATTGTTAATTGTGCCAACATACTGTACGCCCAAAGAAGAAGTGAAAGTCTCAGAGGGAGCAGGAGCGAAACCAGCGGTTGCAGTTTCAAATACGCTAGCAACTTCAGGAGATGTTACGATAAAGTTAGCACCACCACGAAGAGTCTTACGATGGATAACATTAGAAACTTCAGTTACCTTTACATAGAGAGATTCATACTTTTCTTTAACAGTTTCGCCAAGAGCAGTAGAATAATCCCAAGCTGCAACAGTACCAGCATTGTTCCTAAGATCAGTCAAAATTTCACGATCAATTTCAAGATTGATTTCTTGAGCAAGAACAGCTGTCAATTCAGCTTCAGCATCAAGATTGTGCTGACTGCGAAGGTCTTGTTGAGCTTCATAAGACCATACTGCCTTCAACTTACGAGTTTTAGCAGCGATCTCTTCAGATTCAATAACAAGGTTGATTTCAGGAAGATCCTGGTTGCATTCCATGTTATATTCATAGCTTACAGTAATGTTGCTAGTACCAGGAGCACCATCCCAAGTGAAGGTCATAAGACCAGTTGTGAGGTCTACAGTACCACCAGTTACAAGCTGTGAGCCAGAGTCAACAGTTGTGAAGTTAAAGCTTCCAGCAGAGCTTACGCTGAATGTCTGTACTAATGTGCCACCATCATAGATGGAGCCAGTAATAGTTCCAGCAAGAACAGGAGTGTGTTCAAGGGTGAAAGTAGTAGTTGTAGTTGCACCAGCATCAGTATGATTTTCGTTCTGTACGAACTGACTGCTGTAGTAAATGCTAAGGTTAGCAGTACCATCAGCCAATTGTTGTAAGCTGTTTACATCATCACCTGGGAAGCCACCATTGTTGGAAGCTCCACGAACACTACCCTTGTTAGAGGAATATCTGAAACGGAGATAGTAAACAAGACCTGTGGGTCCCAAGAGTGGCTGAACAGAAACAATCTTGTTCGCAATCAACTGTGGGTAAATCCTGCGTACCAATGGTATAGAGATGCGTTTGAACTGAGCAACATCGGATGTATCAGTTGAAACTTCATTGATCAATCTCTGGTTCTCAAGCAATACTGCGGTAGCGGAACGCATGTAGCGATCACCGATACCATCAAGAATGCCAGTTGAGGCCCAACGAGATTCGAGTTCTTTAGACTCATTCAAAAATTTAGAAATAGTATTCATTTTGTTTTTAACCTCTTATAATTAAAGCTTTTTAATGCCTGATAAAACAAGCAATTCATTGTTCTCGTTACCGCTGCCAGAGTTATATTCCGCAATAACTTGGACTTTTTCGGTATCTACATGACCTCTCCCGCTTACATTCTTTGCTTTCTCTGATCTTTCTTTCTGTTCGCTAATAACTTTAGATTTCTTATCAGCTTTAACAGATTCGTTTACAGAAGCTTTATTCTCATTAACTAAAGAATTAAATTTCTTTACAGTTTCATGAAGCTTAGTATTGTCAGTAGACAAACGAATATTCCTAGCTTCTAACAAACGAACCTGATTACGAAGTTCTTCGATTGACTTGGAAGCTTCGTTAAGTTTAGAAGAAGTTGCAAAAGCAGATTCTTCGTTCTTCAAATAGCTAGAAGTAATGTCTGCGATTTTGTCCAAAGCAAGCTTGTGTTCAACAAGTGCTGGATCGCTGAGAATGTCCTTCTTAGCTTGTTCGTAGATTTCAACACCTTTCTGCTGTAAGAACTGATCGACTTTTTCAACGATGTAGTTCTTCATTTCAGCGAGTTTGCCATCATACTCTTCGTACAATTCGGTTTCGATGTCTTTGTTCTTGTTGCGTTCAGCAAGAAGCATTTGGTATGCTTCTTCATAACCTTCTTCCAAGTTCTTGTTGAACTCTTCAGACTGAAGTTCAAGCCTGTTACGGAGATCAGAAATAATAGCATATGCTTCCTGATAACCTTGATAGGCAGTCTTTTCAGCACTTTCTAAATCTTGTGAAAGTTGAGCATAAGCTTCCTCAAGATTTTTGTTGTATTCTTTTTCCATATCATCCTTGGCAGTATTCAACATATCTTGAACAGCCGAGGACACTTCATTGAATTGATTTTCAGGAAGTAATTTTTTCAAAGCTTCAGTAATTTTATCCATTCCTAACCTCTCTTTAAATTGGAAGTATAATTATTTATTATTCCACCTAATGCAGCAATCAACGCATCTTTGTTAACACTATTTATGTTTGAGGATGTATTTTTTGCTGAATAATTTGAAATAATTTGTGGAGAATGTGAAAAATTTTCTCCAGTAATTCTTTGTTGAAATGCACCATGAGTAGAAGGATCGGCAACAACATCAAAAGTAATTAGTTTATATCCTTCGGAAATAACTAAATGACCTTGTTCGTTAGTTTTACCACTTCCAACACCACGACTGCTAATACCAGGTGGGATACCATCTTCTAATAATGCACGAAGAGTTCTGCCATAGGGAGTATTAAGAGTTTCCCCTTCTCCCATAAGTGCATTACCTTCCCACCAAAGTTTTGTGATAACATGAGATGCTTTTTCGTAATGTATGATAGAATCAGTTGGATGGTCTAATTCACCAACCAAACCTCTTTTCTTAACAAGATCACTCAAAGCATCGACATTCTGCCTTAATACGCTTTCGGTATATATTCTGCCATTTTTATTAACTTCGTTTACAGCTTGAAACTTTCCACGAAAGCGAATCCTTCCGTTAGAAGCTTCATTAAGCTGTAAGTTTACAAAGTTATTTTGGCAAGAATCTATTAATAGCATACTCATAGTAATCTCCTTTACTTTTCGCTATCGTTAAGATGCTTAAAGGACTGGTCTAATGTCATACCACCTTTGGGAAGGTATGGATTAGATAAGTTTGGCCAAGTATCGCCACCCTGATTAGTTGCTAAATTATCAGAATCTACAACATTTGGGCTATCATCATGAACCTGTGGCTTTTCATCTTTCAAAATATAAGGATTTGAAAGTGCTGGGAAAATATCTTTTCCACCTTTGGTATGAGCATCACTCATTTCCTTGTCCAAATTTCCAGAATAGGATTTTCCATCAGAAACTGGAGCAGCAGATTTCCAATCGCCATTGTATTTGCTTGGGAAAGCATCTACTTTAGCTAACTTATCAGTATAAGGATTTTCGCCATTTAATGTGGTGTGAGCCTTATCGGAAACATGCCAATCTTTTTCTGCCATTGGAATATTTGATTCTACAATGGAAGTCAAAATGTTGTTTGCTTCTTCAAGAACAGTAAAATCAATATTTTGATTTTTATTAAGAATGCTCTCGATAGATTCCAAAACATTTTCAATTCTTGCTTTTACAATCTTGTCATTTACACTATTTGCAACTAAATGAGCATCTTGTAATGCATTGAAAGCATCATGGAAAGCAGTTAATTCTCTGCGATAGTCTTCGTCCATTTTAGGATAAATAGCTTCGCTTACTTCAACAAATTTATCATAATCGTTAGATACATCTAAGCCAGCAGCTTTGAATACTTTAGCTACACGATCTTCGTAAATATTATGTGCGGTTCTAAGAATTGCATCAGCCATGAATCCACAGCTTGAATCGTCATAGTTATGAGCACTTACAGATTCAAGAGATTCTTTAATGTGATTTGCAAGTTCTTTCTTGGTAAAATAAACAATGTTTGGCCAAGCACCAACAATGTTTTCAAGAGTTGTTTCAATAAGGCCAAGGTCAGAAATTGCGTTAGCATGACGAAGGTCGTTCATTGCTTTTGCAAAAATTCCTTCTTTAACCATTTTCTTCATCTTTGATCGTTGGTAAGTAACATCAGAACTTGGAACTTTCCAGTTGAAAGAAAGAACTTTGCCTTCGTTCCTAATTTTAAGAACAGGAAGCTTTACAGAAGTTACATTTCTATCTTCGTCTTCGTTAACTTTTACCATGCTCTTTAAAGGGGAGCCTTTTTTGTAATTAATTAATTCAGAAATGTTTTCGCTAACAGCTTTCCATTCTGTAATCTTCCTCTTGTTTACATTTTTGCTAAATTCTGAAAATTCATTAATTTTTTCAACTTCTTTATTTTCAACAATTTTCTTCTTGCTGCTTTTTACGCTTTCCCTGAATACTTTCTTATTCAAAGGAAGATTGATATATGCATTGAAATGATCATTTGCAGAATCATTTTTCTCTTCTATGATAGATTCAATCATAGAAGACAAATTGTTCAAAGAAGCTTTTCTTTGGCTTTCTTCGTTTACAACAAGTTCTTTAATGTTTTCCAAAAGAAGATTTTGACCATCCACTTTGTAAGAAGCGTGTACATAATTTGCATCTGGAGTTACAAAAGTAACTTCGTTTTCATTAATACAATGTACAGCTAAAGAATCAACTTTAAGTTTTCCAGCAAGGATTTCAGCAGCTTCGTTGATTTCTTTTAAAGCTGCATTAATAGACCTGTTTTCTAAACCATTAATCACATCGATATCGATAAGTTTTCTCTTCATAAGTTTTTTACTCCCCATTTAGGTTTCAACAATACTGGTATATATTGAAGAAAGCTTCAATTTTTATTACAAAATACTTTTTGTTATGTCTTTTAATCTTTTCAAATTTATTTTTAATGGTGTTTAATAAATAATTTGAAAACACTTAAAGTAAGATATATATTAAGGAATAAACAATTTATGATTTCTTTTAAGAACTTTTTTAATCAAAAAGAAGCATATCAAATCGGTGTAGATAAGGATTATCAATTTGATATTAATGAAATTTTTCAAGCAGCTAAATTTTTTACTGTTAAATATCCTGAAAAA